CCCATCATCACCCCTCGTCGAAGGGTGAATACAGTGTGGTCCTCCCCAAACACTGTTCGGGTTGAGATTAGGTCAACGACCCATTCCCATTTAAGGGCCTCACCGCCTACGGCTCTAATATAGTTCCGTAGTAACGTTTTCCCCACAATGTGCGGAATCGCATCAGTGGCCGATTCTAAGTCACTGCTTAAGACGGCGATGTCATCGTCGTCCACGATCTCCGAGATGCCGAGCCTCTCGAAGATTTTCAGGGCCTGCCAGGCCTGATCTGCCCTTAGCAATACACTGTACGCTGAGGGGTGAAACGCCAAATGCTGATTCAGCATATGGGCGATAGGCTGCTGTATTACAGTCAGCCACCACGGTCCGGTAGTTACTATCCGGACTTTGCCACCAGGCTCGGATACCGAAGTCTGGCGAATCGGAATCGGGATTCCCGATTTCCGTTGTCTGTCGTACATTTCATATGCGACAGTGTAAACCATACACCCTGTGTACGGTCCAATGCCAGCGAGATTTTCCCGCTGTCCTAACGTTTCCTTTTCGATGACATCGAGGAAACGAACGTCCGAGCTTTGCTCGGCCGAGCCCCAAGCTTGCCATCGGTGACGGCCACTTGGGTAATAACGGCCACCCCATGGGTAGGCCCGATACTCGCCCTGCTCCGGAACCTCATTGAGGAACGTTCGCAGGTCGATGATCGCGTCGGCGGCTCTGCCACCGAGGCGTACAGGCACGTCTAACGTGCCCGAATTGTTGAGGGAGCAATGCCCCCCCGACAGAATGTTCGTACCTCTTAGGTGCGAACAGAAGCCCCCGATCCAATCGGTGGCCAACGCGAGTTTGTTCAATGAACCCTCGCTCACGTCGAACGCTGTTTCAGTCGTCCGACGGAACTTGGCAATGGCCTTTGACCTTGCCTGTCGACCTCCCGGAGCTAAGTTCCGGGTTGAAATCAGATGAGCTAAGCTCTCTGAGTATTTCTTGTCCATATTACAGACAAGATTCTGAATGGTGTCGGTATCCAACAACCATTTATAAGCATTGTTACGCAAGTCGTAGTACGACTCCACTTTGGCCGATGACCGAAGTGTCACGATGTGATGCATAACCTGCTTCCACTGCGTAATCTGCTCTTCGAGCGAATACGTTGACAGTTCGAGTGTCACTCGAACGATGCGACCGACGAGTTTCCCGTCGGTCTTCCTTTGATCGAACAATGTTAGATCAAAAAGTAGTAGGTTATCTATTAGACAATCTACATTCTGAAGGATCTCAATGAGATTCTTCCGTGGACGCTCGGATAGTATCCGAGCGGACTTGCCCTGCCAGTGAAGTTCGCTGTGCAGGAATTTCAGGAAGTGGCGTCGCCACTCCCCTGCC